GCGTTATAACAAGCAAATCAATTCATTTGATGAGTTGATGGCCGAGCGTCAGGAGAGTGATCCACTCCCTGAAGATGTGGCTGCTTACATGAAGTACAAGAAGGATACGGGCCGTGGGTTCGAGGACTTTCTTCAATTGAAGAAGGACTTTGACGCAATGAACCCTGATCAGTTACTTCGTGAATATCTTTCGACTACCCAACAAGGTCTTGACGATGAAGACATTGATACCCTCATGGAGGATTACTCCTATGACGAGGAGATCGATGATGAGTCAAGGGTCAAGAAGGTAAAGATCGCAAGGAAAAAGGCTATAGCGGAAGCCAAGAACTTCTTTAATTCTCAAAAGGAAAAGTATAAGATTCCCCTTGAGTCAAGTGGGATGGGACTTTCTGAACAAGAGAAGGAAGAGTACGAGGCATACCGTCAATATACGCAACAGGCCAAGACTGCACAGGAGGAAGCGGATCGAAAGCGTAAATGGTTTGATCAAAAATCAGATGATGTCTTTAGTAAAGACTTCAAAGGTTTTGAGTTCGACCTTGACGAAAAGAAACTCGTGTTCAATCCCGGTTCAGCAGCAGAGCTCAAAAAGATTCAATCAAGTCCAATGAACTTTATTAACAAGTTCTTAGATGAGAATGGTCTTATGAAGGATGCGGCAGGATACCACAGGGCTTTGGCGATGGCAATGAATCCCGACAAGTTTGCTAAGTTCTTTTACGAACAAGGTAAATCTGATGCAACGGATAGTGAGCTGCGAAAAATCAAGAACATAAATATGTCTGAACGCAGAGCACCTGAAGTTACAAACAAGGGAGGAATGCAGGTGAAATCGGTGACACCGGACTCAGGAAAGAGTCTAAAAATCCGAAGCATCAAAAAAATATAAAATTTAAAATTTAAAAAAAATGGCTGTTTTAAACAATCCCGGCTATCAGCTTCAGCCAAGTGCGGAGCAGGTGCCTTTATCGACTAACTATATTACCAACTTCAACTTCTTGAATCAGTATCTTCCTGATACTTACGAGAAGGAATTTGAGCGTTATGGTAATCGTACTGTAGCATCTTTCCTCCGTATGGTAGGTGCTGAGATGCCTTCTAACTCAGACATGATTAAGTGGGCTGAACAAGGTCGTTTGCATACTAAGTATGTAAACTGTGACTCATCTGCTGCTGCTGCTGCAGATACTGCTACTATCACTGTAAGTGATGCTAACGTAAGTGGTATCGCTATCCGTGTTGGTCAGACTGTTTACATCTCTGACAATGCTACAGGTCTTTCTAACAAAGGTATCGTTACTGCTGTAAACACAACTAACAGCACTTTCGATGTAGCTTACTACGAAGCAGGTGGACAGACTTTCTCAGGAACTGCTGTTCTTTCTGTATGGATTTACGGTTCTGAGTTCAAGAAAGGAACTAATGGAATGATTGGTTCTTTGGAAGCAGAAGACGAAATCTTTGACAACTCTCCAATCATCATCAAGGACAAATACGCTGTAAGCGGGTCTGACATGGCTCAGATTGGATGGGTTGAAGTAACTACCGAGAACGGTGCTACCGGATACCTTTGGTATTTGAAGAGTGAGCACGAGACTCGTCTTCGTTTCGAGGACTACCTTGAGACTGCAATGATTGAGGCTGTTCCTGCTGAAAGCGGTTCAGGTGTTGCTACTCAAACTGCAAACACACAAGTTGGTAACAAAGGTTCTGAAGGTATCTTCTACGTTGTTAACAGCCGTGGTAACGTTTGGGGTGGTGGTAACCCAACTACTCTTGTTGATTTTGACAGCATCATCTCTCGTCTTGACAAGCAAGGTTCTATCGAAGAGAACGTAATCTTCGTTAACCGTGCCTTCAGCTTTGACATTGACGATATGCTTGCTGCTCAGAACAGCTATGGTACAGGCGGTACTTCTTATGGTCTTTTCGACAACGATAAGGATATGGCTTTGAATCTTGGTTTCACAGGCTTCCGCAGAGGTTATGACTTCTACAAGTCTGATTGGAAATACTTGAACGACCCAACCATGCGTGGTGGATTGCCTACAGGTGCACAAGCTGCAGGTACTGTTACAGGTCTTTTGGTTCCTGCCGGTTCAACTACCGTGTACGACCAAATCCTTGGCAAGAACGCTAAGCGTCCATTCTTGCACGTTCGTTACAGAGCGTCTGAGACTGAAGACCGCAGATACAAAACATGGATTACCGGTTCTGCCGGAGGTGCTCAAACAAGCGACCTTGATGCAATGGAGGTTAACTTCCTCTCTGAGCGTTGCGTTTGTACTTTGGGTGCTAACAACTTCGTGTTGTTCCGTTACGGTTCATAAGCAATCAATAAAGGGTGGGGTGTCTTTAAAGACACTCCCCCTTCTTTTTAAATCTAATCAAATTAAAATCTAATGAAACAGAAACTTACTCCTGCTGACAGGATATATAAGCTTAAAGGGGAAGTAGCCCCCCTCTCTTACACTTTACCTTCAAGAAACACAAGAAGATACCCACTGCTTTGGTTTGATGAGCAGAACAATGTGAACAGACCACTCAGATATGCAATAAATCAAAAGACTGCATTTGAGGACGAGCAAGATGGCAATGCAATTGTAGAGCCTGTTATCTTTGAAAATGGATTCTTGAGTGTACCTAAAACCAATCCTGTACTACAGGAGTTCTTGTACTACCACCCTCTAAATGGTAGGACATTTGTTGAGGTAGACAATGAGAAAGATGCTGCAAAAGAGGTAGAGAATTTGAGTGCCGAGGTGGATGCCTTGATTCAGGCTCGTCAGCTCACAGTAGAGCAGCTCGAGACAGTATCAAGGGTGTTGTTTGGGAAAGACCCAAGTAGGTTTACAACCGCAGAATTAAAAAGAGACGTATTGGTATTTGCTAAGAAAGACCCCAAAGGGTTCCTTAATGTACTTGAGGACCCAATGCTGAAGCTTCAGGCAAATGTCCATGTGTTCTTTGAGAATAAATTGTTGGCTTTTAGGAACGGACAGAAAGAAGTTTGGTTTAATACCGGCTCAAATAAGAAGAAAATGGTGACAGTTCCTTATGGTCAAGACCCTTATTTTACCGTAGCAGAGTTCCTAAGGTCAGACGAGGGAATAGATGCTTTGAAGATGCTTGAGAGTAACTTGTAATAATTAGCAACTTTCATAGTGTTTAGGTTAGAGAGGGTATTTCTATACCCTCTTTTTTTGTTTATATTTGTAAAAAGACTATAATGATAAATTCCGTCAGAAATACGGTGTTGTCTATACTCAATAAAAATAACTACGGATATATATCTCCGTCAGACTTCAACCTGTATTCTAAGCAGGCTCAGCTTGAGGTTTTTGAAGAGTATTTTTCTGAGTATAACAAGACGATAAACATGGAGAATGCTCGTCAGTCGGGTACTTCTTATGCTGATTTAAGAAAGCCTATTGAAGAGGCTATGGAATTGTTTGCAACAACAGCAACGCTTACTCAGGTTGCACCTGCAACAAATAGATTTTATCTCCCATCTCTTACGACAACAGGCTCAGACTATTTTATGATAAATAAAATTCTCTGCTATGATGCTTCTGTAAACCCAAGAGTATTTAAAGGAGAAGCAGAGAAGATTACTCATACAAAGATTACGATGCTCAATACGTCTAATCTTACTGCTCCGACAGAACAGTATCCTGCATACACGCAGGAAGGCAGTATACTTACAGTATATCCATCAACAATCAATCTTCCAAACGAAGTTGATTCAAATTATTTTAGATACCCCAAAGACCCCAAGTGGACGTATATTACGCTTACAAATGGTGAGCCCGTGTTTGACCAATCTCAAGCTGACTACCAAGACTTTGAAGTTCCATTTGAAGATGAGTATAAAATTGTTAGCAAGATACTTCAATACGCAGGAATGTCTATTCGTGAAATAGCTGCTGTTCAATTTGGTGGTGCTGAAGAACAAAAACAATCTGTATAATCATGGCATACATCAGTCAATACAAATATTACGAAAACAACGGCAATCAGCCAATTGACGAGAATTGGGGTTCATACCAATACGTTAGCTTGTATGATATTGTCAACAACTTTTTGTTGATGTATGCAGGCAATCATTCTCTTGTAAACAATGAAGAGAGATTTAAGATATTATTCCATGCAAAGCGTGCTGTTCAGGAATTGAATTATGATGCTTTTAAGAGCATAAAAGTATTAGAACTTACAGTTGATGATACTCTCAGGTACATACTTCCTTCTGATTACGTAAATTGGGTAAGAGTAAATCTTTATAAAGATGGCTATCTTAGACCGCTTACTGAAAATATTCAAATACTTTCTTCGCTTGCGTACCTACAAGACCAAACAGGAAAGATATTATTCGACCAAGACGGTAACGCCCTCTCACCTGAGTTTTCAGAAATCGACTTACAGCGTTTGGAAGGCACCAAGAAGAGTATATACCTCAACCCACAAAGTAGATACAACGGACAAGAAGGATGGTGTGTGAATGGCCTTTGGTATTTTGACTATAGCCTTGGTGAAAGATATGGTTTAAACACAGAGACTGCTAACTTCAATCCAACATTTGCTATTGACCAAAGAATGGGAGTGATAAACTTTAACTCTGATATGTATGGTCAATCTGTTATTCTCGAATACATATCTGATGGTATGGAGAATGGTGATGACAGCAAGGTCAGTGTTAATAAGCTATTCGAGAAATACATTTACGCATATATTCAGTATGAGATATTGAATGCAAAGCTTGGTGTACAAGAGTATATTGTAGCTCGTGCTCGTAAAGAAAAATCGGCTTTACTTAGGAACGCAAAAATTAGAATGAGTAACATTCATCCGGGTAGACTTCTTATGAATCTGCGTGGTATGGACAAGTGGTTAAAATAATATGGCAAACATCACGAGGAACTTCATAGCAGGTAGAATGAATAAGGTCGTAGACGAGCGACTTATTCCTAATGGAGAGTACATTGATGCCCTTAATATCCGCATGGGTTCCACTGAGCAGTCCGAGATTGGTACTGTAGAGAATACCAAAGGGAATATTCAGCTTACTACCCTTAAGTATATTGATGGAACTCCACTTAGTTCAAGTGCAAAATGTATTGGAGCGATTGACGATAGCGCAAACGAAACCGTTTATTGGTTTGTGCACGATTCAAATTTTCCCGTAGGAGCTACAGGGAAGCTTGACATGATTGTTTCCTTTAATGTATTCACGAACATATTGACTTATCATATCGTAAGTATTGATGACGGTGGTGGACTAAATACTACACTGAACTTTAATGACCAATATTTAATTACAGGTGTTGACCTTATTGACAACCTAATATTTTTTACAGACAACCTCAACCCCCCGAGGTTTTTTAACGTACAGAAAAACTATCCTGACCCAATTAGTAATATAGACCAATTCAGCGCTGAGTCTATTCTTGTTATAAAGAAACCACCTGTAGCTGCTCCCGGTGTTCAGACTATTACTACCGGTCAACAAGAAAATTTCTTGCAGACTCGCTTTATATGTTTTGCATATCGTTATAGGTATCAGGATGGAGAGTATAGCGCAACATCACAATGGAGTGCTCCTGCGTTTAGACCAAACCCATTTGAGTTTAGCATCAATAGCTTTCTTAATGAGGGAATGGTTAACATCAATAATACTGCAATTGTAACTTACAATACAGGTGGTGCTCTTGTAGTTGGTATTGATTTGTTGTTTAAGGAGGCTCAAAGCAATGTAATTAAAGTTATTGAAAAGCTAAGTAAGGCCGAACTTGGTCTCGCTGATAATACAGACTATACTTATACTTTCAATAATAGTAAAATATTTACTGTTCTTCCCGAGTCTGAGCTATTAAGATTATACGACAACGTACCATTATTGGCTCAAGCACAAACCATCATGGGGAATCGCCTTATGTATGGCAATTATGTAGAAGGATATAACATGCTTGATGAAAATGGTAATCCTATTAAGCTTGAATATACAACTAACTTAGTTTCAGAATTAGTTGATTCTACATCTGTTCCTGATAGTACTTCTACCGGAACATACAATTTTGGTGGGGCTCAAACAATAGCTGATTCTGTTTTAAATATTGACCTTACCGGAATAGACCTTGTAGAAGGAGCTTCAATTACAGCAGAGATAAGACTTAATCATTCTCAATTTGGAGGAGATACACCACCGCCTACTGAGCTTTCTGAAAATATAAACCTTACGTTTTCGTTTGTGTTGCCAACAAGCTATACATCAGTGTATCAAATGGCAACAAGTGTAGAGTTTCAAAGTATAGTTGGTACGGTAGCAAATATTCAACCTGTTTCAAATGCTTGTAACGGTACAACATTTACAGACCAATTTAACTGCGCACTTCCTAATAACTTGGATGCGCTTATAAAGTTTCAAAGTGGTATTAGCGCAGCCGGCCAACCTATTGGTATCATAACATCTCCTGCAAGCCAATCAATTGGTTTTCAGTTTCCTGTTATGAGGTATGTAAACAATACGACTACTCCTACATTTAATGTTTACGAGTATTACGAAATAACATTTGCTGAGGCTAACTATCAAAAGATTGATTCTCCACGTAGCTTGCATAGTAACCGTGGTTACGAGATTGGTATTGTATACATGGATGACTTTGGCCGTTCAACGACTGCTCTTGTCAGCCCTAATAATACAGTGCAAGTTCCGTGTTCAGCTTCTGATACCAAAAATAGTATTCAGGTAACCATACCAACAACTCAGAAAGTTCCATTTTGGGCAACACGATATAAGTTTGTTATCAAGCCTGATGAAGAGAATTACGAAACTATTTATAGT